CACCATGGTCGGTGCGAGCCCGGCCGACGTCATGGACTGAAGAGTGAGCAGGGCCATGGGGCCTCTCCTATGCGGGGTTGGACTTGATCTCGTACTGCGCGGTGGAGATCCACAGCGGCGGCTGAACGGTGTCGTCGCGCAGCGTCGGCTGGCTGGCGGTCTGCCAGGGCGGCCAGACCGAGCGGCCGACGACAACGAGCGCGGACGACAGCAGGGCAGCCCGGGCAGCATCGGCGTAGGCACTCGCCTGCTCAGGGCCCTCGCCGACCGCGGTCAGCTGAATCGGGATGCTGATGTCGGCGAAGCGGTCGCCGAGCGATCCGGACAGGTCGCCGGGGCTGCCGTGAACGACCACACAGGTCGTGTCGGCGTCCGGTCGCGACCCGATGTAGGCATGAATCGGCGTCGGCAGCAGCTGGAGAGCGGCCTCCAGTACGGCCTGTACCGCGCGGATGTGCGGCTCGGCCTGGGGAATGGAGGTCATCCGAGGAGCGCCTGTTCCGCGACGACTTCGCAAGCCGCGATGAACTTCGGCTCCTCGACAGCGAGCGCACGACCGCCGTCGTTGTGCGGCGGGTTCTTCGAGGTGCCGAACTCCAAGATGTTGCCCAGCGCGCCCTGTTTCTTGTCCTTGTCCGGGCCGATCTCGGCCTCGACAGCGTCCGCCCGCACGTCCATGTCGTAGGTGATCGACGCGGGGTAGTACGGGGCGTGCGCGTTGCCCGAGGCGTTGGCCGCCCAGTCACGCTTGACGTTCAACGCGCCCTTGGACACCACCGGCGGGACCAGCGCGGCCAGACGCTCCGGGGCGCCGGCCAGTTCGGCGGCGAAGGCCTCGAACTCGCCGTACATCTCGCTCACTGCGCGAACTCGCAGGTGATCCGGAACGCGGTGTCCGTCGTCTCGGCCTCGGCGTTGGTGAGGATCAGCACGCGACCCACCAGCGCGGCGTTGAGCGAAGCCGTAATGGTGACCGTGTCACGGCGGCGGACGTCCGGGGCCGTGTCGGACAGCGGGAGGTCGAGGTAATACCGCTGCACGTTGACCTCCGTATCGGCCGCCTGCTCGTCCTGGCCGCGCCAGATCTTGATGCGGCACGGGCCGGTGTAGACGGTCGTGTCGGTCTCGGAGTACTGCTGCGTCACCGGGTTGTAGGTGCGCGTCCCGGGGCGCGTGACCGTGCAGGCATCGAGCATCAGGCGAAGGTGCCTGGCCTGACCCCGGGCCACTACGGCGGCGAGGTTCATCCGGGCTTCACCGACCCCGCAGAGTGGCCATAGCGCCGACGCAGCGCCGCGCGAGTGCCGGGCGGCAGCTGCATCCCGGCGTAGGCGTCGGCGAAGCTCTCGCTGTAGTCGTCGACCGTCACCGAGCGGGAGCCGGACGGGTTGGCGAAGACGCTGGCACCGAGAGTGAAGACGGCCATGCGGGCCAGCTCCAGCTCCGGAGCGCCCGGCGCCCAGCCATGATCACAGACCACCGTCACCTGTGACGGCGGCGGATAGGTCATGTACTGGTAGCCGAGCATCCGCACCGGCGGCAGGAAGACCGCCGAGAACTGCCAGCCCCAGGGTCGCCACAGCCGGTTACCGCGCACCGAGTACTGCGAGGTGTCCAGCGTGACCGGCGCCAGGTTGGCGTCCTGCATCGTCACCGACTGCACAGCCGTCACCGGGCGCTGAGGCAGCGCCAGCCACTCTGACGAGGTCCCGTCGAGCACGATCGTGTCTCCGGTGACCTGCGTAAGCGTCTGGCCGACCTCGGCCACGACCAGCGCGGTCGCCGCAGCGATGAACAGGTCGGCCTGGGCGGTCGGGATCGTGACCCCGACCCAGGACGACAGCTCGGCGGCGGTGACCAGCTCGGCGGCCATGGACTACTCGGCCGGCCCGGGCTCGGCGGTCGGCTCGGCCTGCTCGGCGCTAGCCGGTTCGGGGTCCGGCTCGCCGCTTCCGGGCGTGTGGGACTCCTCGCCGCCGGTCTCGCCGGTCTCGCCGGTCTCAATCAACGCCTGCTCGGCCGGGGCCTGATCGGGCGCCGGTGCGGGCCGGTCGTCCTGCTCGATGGTGACGTTGCAGTCCGACTCGACGAGGTACGCTGCCAGCGGGCCCTCGACTATCTGGCCGGCCTTCAGGGAGACCACGCTCGTGTTGTGGTTCACCGTCATGTCGTGCTCGACGTAGACGCGCATGATCAGATCTCCTAGACGTGCTCGACCACGACGGCGCGCTTGTAACGGGACGCGTCGCCGGTGGTGATGTCGGACGGGACGGCGAAGTCGCCGACCCAGGACCAGGTGGCGCTGATGATCTGCTGGAGCCGGTCCTGGGGCGGACGGATGATCATCGCGACTTCGACGCCGTTCGCCGGGCCGATCATCGAAATCATCGGCACCTCCTCCACGCCGGTGTCGGCGAGCAGGTCGGCGATCCCCTCGAAGGGACCGGCCATCAGGGCGTCCGCGCCCATGAAGATCGGGCGGTGCACGGTCAGGTTGCCGCCGCTGCCACCATCGGTGGTGACCGGCGCCTCGTTGTTCCTGACCCAGTCCACGCCGAGGAAGGTCCCGATGGACAGGCTCCCGAACACCTCACTGTCGCCGCGCCCCTGGTAGGCCTGCTTGAAGTCGGGATCCGCGAACAGCTCGCGCTCGGTGACCGGGTCGATGTGCCCGACGTAGTTCCCGTTGATCGTGGGGACGTTCATGGTGCGCAGCCGCGCGACGGCGTCCTCAGCCACGGATGCCGTCATCACGTTGGAGCCGGTCAGGTTGTAGCGGGTGGCGCCGGAACCGGGCCGCAGCGAGTACGGCGCGGCCGAGGAAACGACCGCAGCCCCAACCGCCTGAGTCACGGCGGTACCCAGGGTCAGCGTATTGGTGCCCAGGTTGCAGCCGACCACGGTGTTGGCGACACCGGCGACCGTGACGTTCAGCGGGTTGCCCGCCGAGACGGCCGTCGGGACGCCGTTCACGAGGACGGTGTCGAATCCGGCCGCCGACTTCACGACGCACGTGGTGGAGGCTGACCCCTGTGCGGTGATGACCCAGGTGTTTCCACCGCCGTAGGCCGCGTAGAGCTTGTTCCGGGCCAGCTGGTTCAGCGTCTGGCCTGCGTTCAGGCCCAGCTTGGTCACGTTGCGGACGAAGGTGTCCGCCAGCGTCGCGCGGGCAGTCAGCCGGTTGGTGTCCATGGTGTTGCTGTACTGCTCCATGGACAGCGACCACTGTTCGTAGGACAGCGTCTGCGGGGACGGGTCGCTGCCGGTGGTCGGCGTGGTCGCCGGGGACAGCAGGCCGTCGCGGGTGAACGTGACCGTGGCGCCGATGCCCTGGGCGACCGGCTCGACCGAGGCGGTCGCCGGGTACAGGAACTGCGGCAGCAGGGCGTCCCGGAAGATGCGGTCCAGGATGCCGTTCTGCATGATCGGCTGGAGGGCGGCGGGCAGGACACCACGCAGGTCGTGGCGCCCCAGGTCGAACCGGAAGCGGTTCGTCAGGGTCTTCATGGTCAGTCCTCTGTGATGTCGATGGTGACGAGGTCGGGATGGTTCTCGGCGACCGCCTCCAGGCCGAGCAGGGCGGTCTGTGTGATCGCCGAGACGGCAGCGCAGACGCGTCCGTCCTCAGCGTGCTCCTCGTGACCTGACACCTCAATGCGCGTCAGCCCGTGGCCGAGATGCGCGTGGATGCTGATCACTTGTAGGAGTGGACGCCGAGCTCGCGGAGCTTGGCCTGCACGTCGCTCTTGGGCGCCGTGCGGTAGTCGGTGGGCGGGGCAGGCTGGCGAGGCCCCTGCGACGGGTCGGGGCGCGGCCCGTTCTTGGGCGGGGGCGCCGCTGCGGCGAGGCGTTCGGCCAGCCGCGTGGCGGCCGCGCGCATCTCGTCCTCGGTGCCCGTGGGCAGGAACTCGGCGTCGGTCTCGGACAGGCCGTGTTCGGCGAGAATGCGCGTCCGGGCCAGCTCACCGCGGGCCGCCTCGGCTTCGCGGGTTGCCCGCTCGGCCATCGCCTGCGCCTTCTCCAGCTCGGTCTTGTCGCGGTCCTCGAACTCGCGGACGCGGTCGGCGGCGGCCTTCGCTGCGGCCTCGGCCTCCTTGGCGCGCTTCTTCCACTCCTCCAGCGCCTTCTCGCCGGCCGGGCCAAGCGGCCTGTCCGCAGGGTCGGCAGGATCGACAGGAGCCGGGTCCGGCGCGGGCGGCGCCGGGGTAGGAACCGCGGGCGGCTGCGGGTCGTCGTGCCGGGCGAGCAGGAAGCGCCAGCGCGGCAGGGTTCGGGTGTTCATCGGGTGACTCCGTTGCGGGGTCGGCCGGCCGCCTTGCGCGGTCGGAAACTGTGAGTCAGCGCAGGTAGCCGTAGCGCTTGAGGAGGCTGATCGTCAGATCACGGTCGCCTGCG